GGGGTGTATTGATGTTGATGAATACCCTCTTGATCATGTTAGTATTGCTAAAAAATTAGCAGAAAAAAAATTACCTTTTATAGTCACTAAATCAAAAAGTGGTGGCGCTCACATATTTTTGTTCTTCAAAGAGTATGTGTCAGCAGGAATTGTTCACAATAAATTAAAAGAGTTGGCTGCTTTCATGGGCCTTGGGCATTGTGAAGTTTTTCCTAAACAAGAAAAATTATTACGAGAAGGCAACCCTAGTGAGTGGGAAGTGGGTAGCTTTCTTAATATGCCTTATCACAACGGACTGGAACATACAGAGAGGTATGCATTTAGTAATGAGGGAAATATTTTAAGTCTTGATGAGTTTCTTACAGATGTGGATACAAAATCAATTTCTGGAGAAGAACTAAAAAAATTATCTTTGAAGAAAGAAAACTCAGAGTTTGCAGACGCACCCTATTGTATCGAAGCATATTTAACAGAAAATAAAACTGTTCAACAAGGCAGCCGAGATAATTTTTTATTTCAGTATGCTGTGTTTGCAAAGAAAAAATTTGGTGAGAACTACGAAGAAGAGGTTCATAAGTTTCATCACAAATACTTTGACGATCCTCTACGCCCAAAAGAAATAGAAAAGATAATTAAACAAGCAGATAAAAAAGATTGGGGATACAAGTGTAAAGATCAACCGATGTGTTCTTTTTGTAATAAATCAAAATGTCGTATCAGAAAGTATGGAGTCGGAGATAACAATGTAATCACTGATATTGGTAATGTAATTCAGTACGGCGATAATGAAGATACAATTTATCATGTCACTTTAAATCAAGAAAAAACAATCGTTTGCACTGTGGAAGAATTATACGATCAACATAAGTTTAGAAAAAAATGTCTGGTTAAGTTAGGGTCAATGCCATCAATGATGAAGCGGGAAGATTGGGATTACTACATCACTGATATTGTATCTAAGTCTATCAAAGTTCAATCAGAGTTTGAGATGACACCTGAGGGAGAGTTTAGAAATATTTTGACGAGATATATTTCTAATCAAGCTAATGCTATGGACATTGATGATATTCTTAATGGTCAGTGTTTCGTGGATGATGAAGAAAAGAAAGTTTATTTTAGATTAGATCAGCTTCAAGAATACATGAGAAACAGAAGATATGTGGCTCTAACTTCAAATCAAATGGGTATCTTTTTAAGAAATTTAGGTGGAGACTATTCTAAAAGAAAACTTAATGGTAAGCAGGCTCAATTAGTTTGGTGGGTTCCTCAAGATAAGTTCGCAACAAAACAAGAAGTTGAAACAGAAAAAGAAAAACAAGAAGAGGTCATACCATTTTAAATAATGTATGTAAGATAATTGGCCCGCCAGGCACAGGGAAGACAACAACACTGTTGCGATTGGTTGAAGAGCAGTTGTCCGAGGGCCGTGAGCCAGACAGAATCGGATACTTTTCTTTTACAAAGAAAGCTACAACAGAGGCGATTGATCGTGCTTGCGAAAAATTTAAACTACCTCGTAAAGATTTAAAATGGTTTAGAACATTACATAGTTTAGCTTATCAGTGGTTAGGCTGCACACACACAGATATTATTCAACGACATGACTTTAAAGATTTTTACAAAGAGTATGGCATAGATATTTCTAAGTCTATTAAAACAGATGATGTTGTATTCGGCGGAGAAGATGAGGGTCTTAATTTATTAGATCTTTACCGTGTTAAAAATACAAGCTTGGAAGAAGAATTTAGAAAGCATGGTCATGTCAAAGGGGGGCTACAAAGACTACAACGGATAGATAAAGCTTATCGAATGTTTAAAAAATCAAGAGGAGTAAAAGACTATACCGATTTAATTACCGAGTTTAATAAAATAGGACAGTGTCCTCGACTTGATATTGTCATTATAGATGAGGTTCAGGATCTCAAACCAAATGAGTGGGAGATGATTATGATTATGCTTCGGCAGGCACATGCATCGTACTTAGCAGGAGATGACGATCAAGCAATTTATTCTTGGAGCGGAGCTGACGTTTCAAAGTTGATTGACTTAGACTGTCATTTGCAAGTTTTAAATCAATCCTATAGAATACCAAAAACAATATTCGCAAAGTCAAATAATCTTGTGTCTAAAATAAAAAAGAGAATTCAAAAAGAATGGGAGCCTCGAGTAGAAGAAGGTAAAGTTCGCAACACTAATTTTGAGAGCATAGATCTAAACACTGGTCAGTGGTTAATTTTGGGTAGGACTAATTATTATATTGATGAGGTGGGTAAAGAGTTAAAGAACAAAGGATTTTTATTTGAGAAAAATAATTACTTATCTATCAGTATTGATGTAGCCACGGCTTATCGTTCTTGGATTGCTTTACAAAATAAAAAAGAGATATCTTATTCTCATGTTAAAACTATGTATCAGTTTTTACCTGTAGGAAAGGATGGGGTATCGAGAGGGAAAAAAGGTTTACCTGGAGCAAATTTAGATGATCTTTATTCTTATGAAACATTATCAAAAGAATGGGGGCTAAATACTCCCATTGAAATTTCATGGGAGTTGGCTCTTACTAGAATACCAGAATCTGATAGAAATTATATTAGGCACATATTAAAAAGTGGTCATCAGTTAGATGAGAAAGCAAATATAAAGCTTTCGACTATTCATGGTGCTAAAGGTGGGGAAAGTCAAAATGTTATTTTATTTTCAGACATCTCCAAAAGAATCAGTGATAACATGTGGATTAATAGAGATGATGAAAGAAGAGTTTTTTATGTGGGCATGACTCGTGCCAAAGAAAATTTATATATTGTCCCCTCTACTTCCCCCTATGAATTTGAAGAGGTGCTAAGATGATATTTGAACAGCAAATGGATCTGTTAAAAAAAGAAAATAAACCAGAATGGACAAGACCTAGTTTTCCTGATGTCACAGGAATACAACAAGTAGCAATAGATTTAGAAACTCACGACCCTGAAATTAAAACTCTTGGTGGTGGATGGGCAACAAATAAAGGTTTTGTTGTGGGTGTCGCCGTATCCTTTGAAGGATTTGACGGATACTTTCCAGTAAGACATGAGCGAGGAGGAAATTTTTCTGAGGACGAAGTAAAAAGGTGGTTAAAAAAATTATTTAAACAAGATCCCATAGTGATATGTCACAACGCTGTTTACGATTTAGGTTGGCTTAGACGTTGGGGTGTCGAATGTAATGTCACTAAGGTCTATGACACACTGATTGCTGCACCACTCGTTGATGAGAATAGATTTAGTTATAGCTTAGATAATTTATCTAAAGATTATTTAGGAGAGAGAAAGCAAGGAAATATTTTAGAGGAGTTTGGTAAAGAGCATGGATTTAAAGCTATCGAGCAAATGCATTGGGTTCCTGTAGAATATGCTGGAGTTTATGCAGAACAAGACACAAGGCTGACTTTAAAACTTTGGGAGTTTTTACGGGTTGAAATACAAAAGCAAGGATTAACTGATGTTTTTAATTTAGAAACAGATTTACTCCGACTGCTTTTAGAGATGCGTTGGAAAGGTGTTCGTGTTGATTTGGAGGAGGCAGAGAAAACTAAAAAGTTTTTTAAGTCGGAAGAAGAAAAAATTTATAACAAAATAAAAAAGGAAACCGGTATCAAGATTGATGCTTCAGATATATATACAGCAGCTTCACTACAAAAAATTTTTGATAAACTTGGCGAGAAGTATGAATACACAGAAAAAAACAAGCAAGCTAAAATTAGTAATACAGCCATGAAAGAAAGTGAGAATCCTTTGATTCAATCTCTTTCAGTGGCTAGAGAATATAATAAAGCTCACACCACTTTTATTGATTCAATTTTAAAGCATCAAGTTGATGGCAGAATTCATGCAGAAATTAATCAGTTAAAAGGTGAGTATGGTGGCACGGTCAGTGGTCGGTTGTCCATGAATAATCCTAACTTACAACAGGTCCCCGCTAGAAATGAAGCGATTGGCCCTAAAATCCGATCTTTATTTTTACCGGAAGAGGAGCACAAGTGGGCGTCTTTGGATTATTCTCAACAGGAGCCTAGACTCCTCGTACATTATGCTAAAAAACACGGTTTAGAGGGCGCTGAGACCCTAATTAAGTTCTTTCATGAAGGAAAGGACTTTCATCAAGTAACCGCAGATATGGCTCAAATATCAAGGAAAGAAGCCAAGACTATAGGATTAGGCTTAATGTATGGCATGGGTATAGCTAAATTAGCAGCCTCACTAGATATCAGTTCTGATGAGGCCAAAGCATTGAAGAAAAAATACAATGATAATGTTCACTTTTTAAACAACATTATTGTTAGAGCTACAAGATACACCGAACAAAACGGATATATCAATACACTGCTCGGAAGACGATGTCGTTTTAATCTTTGGGAAAGTAAAGACTTTCATGACAAGAGAATGATGTCTCACGAAAACGCTAAGAAAACTTGGCAGTGGAATGAAATGAAAAGAGCAGGTACCTATCGTGCATTGAATAGGTTAATACAAGGTTCAGCAGCAGATCAAACCAAAAAAGCCATGGTGGATCTCTGGAAAAATGTAGGGGTTGTTCCTATGATTCAAATACATGACGAACTCAACATCTCGATAACCAATGAGACCCAGGTGAAAGAGATTAAAGAAATAATGGAGTCTGCTGTTGAACTACATGTTCCCGTCAAATGCGACGCAGAGATAGGAAATAATTGGGGAGAAATTAAATGAGAATATCTTATGACAACGGTAAATTAAATTTATCATTAACTAATGAAGAAGTAGATTATATTAGTAGCAATAAAGGTAGAGCTGTGCCAATGGACATTAGTTGGTTGAAAGTTTTACATGAGGACATATCCAAATGTGTCATGGCTCATTGGTCTAAGGTTGAGGTGTGGGATGCGTTAGAGTCACATCAGAAGATTATAAAAGAAATTGAAGACTAAGTATTAGCTATAATTTCTGCTAACGACTCACAGCGTCTCGGAGTCTGTGAATGCCACCTGCTGTCTTTCATTTCTGCTGCTGCTTTCTTCCAGTCTTTAACTCTTAGTGCTTTCCAAAATTTTTTAAACTTAGATACGCCTGTTGTCCCCAGCTGAAACACCATCTCAAGAATCACCTCACCTACGTGTTGTGGCAAATCGTGACCAACATTATCTTCTATTAACATATCTGCTCCTGCTGCAGCTCTGTTTAAATCCATGTCAAATATTTCCATGATCTCCTCCATGGGTATTTCTACTCCTTCGGCAAATCTCTCTCTTTCATGTGGTTGTACGAGATGGCCTATGCCCACAGTGGCTTTTCCTAAACTGTCCAAATACATAGATGTGCGCAGGCCTTCATG